ATGCCATCAAGAACGCATGAAGAATACCTCAACTACCACAAAGAACTTGCAGGTATTAAACACATACCACAAGAGCAAGAAGAGAGTGAAGATGATCTCTTGGCTCGTATTTTATCTGTAGTTATTCAAGAAGTAACTAAAGTAGAAACTAGCACTCTTGCATCTAAAGTAAAAGAGCACAATGAGAAAAACGGCAGCAAAGGTAAGGTAACTACCTCTATGCTGCGTCAGGTTTATAATAGAGGTGTAGGTGCATACAAGACAAACCCATCATCGGTTCGTCCTAACGTCTCATCTCCCGAACAATGGGCTATGGCTCGTGTCAACAATTTCTTACGTACCATCCGTACAGGTCGCTTCCGTAGTGGTAAGCATGATACTGACCTCCTACCTTCTAAACATCCTCTTAGTACAAGGAAGTCACAAGTATGGGATGGAGGCGATCTACCAACGCAGGGGCAAGTTGATAAAGCAGATAAGCCATTAAACAAGCCCTTCAGACTTCCTAAAGGCTCAAGTAAGAAGTTTGGAGTTTATGTAAAGGACGGAGACAAAACCAAGAAAGTTACTTTTGGTGATCCTAATATGGAAATCCGTAGAGATGACCCCAAGGCTAGATCTAACTTTCGTAGCAGACACTCTTGCGATACCGCATCAGATAAGACTTCTGCTCGTTATTGGTCTTGCCGTATGTGGGAGAAGGGTAGATCAGTGAGTGATTTAACAAAGAATATCGAAGGCCAGATCCTAAAGACTGACGATGAACAGCGTATAGTCTACGGATGGGCCTCAGTCATTACTGAGAAAGGTGAACGAGTAGTTGACCGTCAGGGTGACATAATCGAGCCAGACACGTTGGTTAAAGCTGTGAATGATTTCATGGAGAATGTACGTGTCGGTAAAACAATGCACAAAGGCGAACAAACAGGGATGGTTATCCATTCCCTACCAATTACTAAAGAGATTGGTGATAGCCTTGGCATACAGAGTGATCGTGAAGGATGGGTTGTAGCTTATAAAGTCTATGACGATAAAGTCTGGAACATGGTCAAATCTGGTGAACTTGCGGCCTTCAGCATTGGCGGTCGAGCAATTAAGGAGAGATTAGATGAACCTTCTTAAACAACTAGAGCTTGATGAGTTATCTCTGGTGGATCGCCCTGCTAATGCGTCTGCCAAGGTTGCTTTATTTAAGCGAGACACAGAGGAATCTGATATGACTAATGAAGTCGAAAAAATGTCCGATGACATGAAGGCAAAACTAAAGCCCTACATGGACAAAGGAATGAATGAAGAAGAGGCTATGAAAGCCTATAATATGGACATGAAAAAGTCCGATGAAGAAGTTGATCTGAGCCTAGAGGTTGAAGTTGAGGCGCTAAAAGCTGATAATCAAAACCTCCGCAAAGCTCTTATTGAGAATGGCTTTGTAATCAAGGCTGACGAAATCACAAAGAAAGAAGAAGTAGAAACAATTGAAGTAAGTGGTGAGATGGTTGTTAAATCAGATATCCCTGCTCCTGTTTTGAAAGCTCTTGAAGAAGCAGAAGTACAAAAGCGTCAAACTGATTTGCGTAAGTCTGCTGAAGCTGAATTACCGCACTTTAATGTTGAGGTTGCTATGCAACTCCTTGATGTTATCAAAGGTGATGAAAAAGTCTTAGAAGCACTTAAGGGAGCAGACGCTGCTTTCGCTGCTGCTATGGATGAAACTGGGGAAAAGGTTGTCGATGGTGACATGCATGACCCACAAACTAAATTAGATAAGATGGTAGAGGCACATGCTAAAGAGCATAGTGTCAACAAATACGCTGCTTTTGATGCCATCAGTAAAACAGCAGAGGGTAAATCCCTTATTGCTAAAACTTATGAAAAGGATGAGTAATCATGGCTGTACAAGAATCTCGTGAGACACGTACATTCATTGCAGGAGAGGATCTATCTTCTTCTCAATTTAAATTTGTAACATTGGAATCAGATGGTCAAATTGACCTAGCTGACTCCGCAGGTGAAAACTGTATGGGTGTAGTTGTAAATGATCCTACATCTGGCAGCGAAGCAACTGTTGTTGTGGGTGGTAAAACTGTAGTTACTGCAGGTGGAACTATCGCTGCAGGAGCATCTGTAGCTACTGACGCCTCTGGGGATGCTGTAACCGCTTCCACAGGAAATATTGTAATGGGTTACGCTTTGGAAGCAGGGGTTGACGGTCAAGTTATCGCAATCGAAGTTATCCAAGGTGGTAACGCTGCTGCGTAACCTGTAAATAAGAAGGAATAACAACAATGCCTATGTTAACCGCATCACAGGTACATATAGATCAGCCATTAACAAATCTGACTATTGCGTACCTACAAGACCAAAATAACTTTATCGCTGATAAGGTTTTCCCAAATGTAGCTGTTGATAAGAAGACCAACAAGTTCTACGAATATAATCGTGCAGACTTCTTCCGCAACGATGTCAAAGCTCGTGCTCCACGCACACGCTCACAACGTGTCGGTATGTCACTCTCAACACAGACATACACTGCAGAAGTACGTTCATTGTCAACAGACTTTGACTTCGAAACACTAGCTAACGCTGACACAGCTTTGGATATCCGAAGAGGTGCATCAGAAATGCTAACACACAATCTATTGATTGATCGTGAAAGCCGTTGGATGTCAACATTCTTTGACACAAATCTCTGGACAACAGAGTATGATGGTGTTGCTAATGCTGACAATAACCTTGCTACAGAGGTTACACAGTGGGACGATTACACAAACTCAACCCCAATCGTTGACGTAACTGCTGCTCGAAGAGCAATGCAAAAAGCATCTGGTGGTTTCAAGCCAAACAAAATGGTTGTTACTCGTGACGTTCACGATACACTAGTCAACCACCCAGACGTACTTGCACGTATCAACGGTGGCGCAACTGTAACCAACACTGCTTTGGTAACACAAGCTAAACTAGCAGAAATCTTTGAGGTTGCTGAATACTACATTGTAGACGCAATTGAAAACTCTGCTGCAGAAGGTTTAACAGAGTCATTAGACTTTGTGGCAACTAAGAAAGCTGCATTGTACTATGCTCCTGCATCTTCAGGCTTGATGGTTCCATCAGCAGGTTACAACTTCACATGGAATGAATTAGATAACGCATCTGGCTATGGTATTGACATTCGTTCATACTCTGGCGATTTCCTACGTGTAGAAGGTGTTGCAGAACTCCTAGAAGCAAACATGGCTTACGACCAAAAGGTTGTAGGTGCTGATCTAGGTGTATTCTTCAACACAATATTGTCATAAGGAGTAGGTGAATGACCCGACCACCATTTCAATACGACAAGCCAATCTTCGTTAGAAATCCGCAAGGATTACTTATGAATGGTAAACGTTATGCAAAAGGTGATCTCGTTCCTTGGGTGGAGCGAGGTTTGCCTAAAGCGAACATTGAACGTATGTATAACGAGCATCACTTACATCACAATGAAGATCTGGAAATCTCAGTAAAACCTAAAGTTGGTGATGGACTAGAAGAGATGTCTGTAGAAGAACTACACATCCTAGTGGATACAATCAATGACAAGGTTAAAGAGAAGACTTTAACGAAAGAGGCGTTTGACCGCAAGAAGTGTAAGCGGTCAACTATTCATGCAAAACAATGTGGGCTTATCCGTTCTTGGAGAGCCAACTACGGTGAGATAGAGGCTGACTAATGGCTTGGACATATGACGAAAGCGTTCTTACAACTACCACGGCTGCAGGTCGATTAAATGTTGTAAGACTTCTGATAGGAGATACTGATACAAACGATCAGTTAATCAAGAATGAAGAAATAACTTTCGCATTGTCAGAAGCTAATGATAACGTCTATTTCTCTGCAGCTTGGTCAGCAGGAACAATTGCTGCACAATTTGCTCGTAAAGTTACTACATCATTAGATGGGGCCTTATCAGCTAACTATAGCGATTTAGCTAAACAGTATAAGGCCCTTTCTGCAGACCTTAGAGAACAAGGTCAAAAATACTCTATGACATCTGCTAGTATTCGTGCAGGTGGCATTTCTAATGCTGCAATCAAAGCCAACAGACAACTTACAGACCGTCCTGATCCTGCTTTCCATAAAGGTCAGTTTGACAATCCACCATCAGATGAGCAATACATTTCGGATTTTGACTAATGGCCTTCAGAGCTTACGATGTCCTTAAACTTGTAGAGGAACATGGGGAAGATCTTACGCTTCGTAAAATTACATACGGAAGCTATGATCCTCAGACCAGTTTATCATCTTCTAGTTCAGTAGATACACACTCCATTACAGGGTATTTCTATACATATAATCTAGGTGTTATTGACCCTGAGAACTTTGTAAGAGGTGGACGCAAGTGTGTTATAGCAGCTTTAGGTTTAGCTGTTAGTCCAGACACTGACGATGAAATTACTGGTAACGGAAATAAAGTGAATATAACAAATGTTCTAACGCTTTATTCTGGCGGTCAAGCTCTTTGCTATATCTGTGATGTGAGTGAATAATGGCAAACAATCTAAAAAACGCAGAAGTATTTAGACAGGTTACATTTAAGATTAAACAAGCTAAAGAAGACGCAATACGAGATAGACTAACAGATATTGCACAGTTTGTTACTTCAGTTTCCCCTGTAGATACTGGTGCGTATGTTACCTCACATAGTATGCTTGCTAATAATTCAAACTCTCGTGCTAGGGGTAAAACCTCCAAAGGGAAGCCTCGCAAACAAAACAGAGAAGCTCTGCAACAAAGTGGTTTTTCTAATCTATTATCAGATATAAACGCCATTGATATGGATATAGTAACAAGGGTTACTCTGAGAAACGACAGTCCTCATGCAAGATTTGTAGAAGATGGTAACGGAAGTTCTCGTGGGTATCTTGTATATACGAAAACTAGAAGGCAATTTGGATGAGCAGCATATACAAGGATATTAGGAGAGGCCTAGAATATAAGCTCTCTCAGGTATCAGGCATCCCAGACATTGCCTATGAGAATATAAATTACGATCCGACAACAGGAACCTCTTGGGTTAGGCCAACCTTTACGCCAACATCACGCAGACCTGCAGTAAGAGGTAGTAATCCACAACAACTCTATTTAGGTTTATTCAGAGTTGATTGTTTCGTTGCAGAGGGCAATGGTCCTTTGTATGGTGACAACTTAGCCAACAGCATAATAGAAGACTTTGAGGCCACAACGGATATTACATTCAATGGTAAAACAGTTTCTATAGACTATGCTGAGAGGGGGGAAGGAAGAATAGACTCCCCTTGGTATTTCATTCCAATCAATATTGGTTGGTATATTTATGATTAGGAGAAAATAAATGGCCTTCGCACAGGGTTCACGTTCAACACTATCTTTCTTAGCAGAGAGTACTTTCGGTACAACACCTGCAGGAAACTTTCAAAACTTACCTTTCACCACTCACTCTTTGAACTTATCAAAAGACCGTGTTGCAGGTACAGACATTCAATCAGACCGTCAGCCAAGAGTTGACCGTCACGGTAACAGAGTTGTGGGTGGAGATATCGTAGCTGACCTTCGCCATGCTGAGTTTGACCTACTTACTCAAGCTGCACTAATGTCAGACAATGATTTCGCTACAGGCTTTACAGCAGGTGACGGTTCTACAGCAGTTACTCACGCAGCCGTCGCAGGTATAACACCGCAGTTCTTCTCACTAGAAGATTATGCTGCAGACATCGATCAAGCTCGTTTGTTCAGTGGCTGTACTGTCAACACAATGTCAGTCTCTATGGCTCCAAACCAAATGGTTTCAACAACCTTTGGTATTGTAGGTAAGGACATGTCAGTATCTGCTACACAGAAGACACAAGATGCCTCTGCAGGAGAATCCCCTTTTGATGCTTACTCAGGTGACATCAAGTTAGGTAACGTAGGTTCTCTAGGTTCAGCTTTGACATTGATCACTGCTGTTGACTTTACTATCACTAACAACTTTGCTCCAACATTGGTTATCGGTGAAAGTACAGCGTCAGCACTAGAGTTTGGTATGATCAACGTAGAAGGGACAGTATCTGCGTACTTCGAAGATGATACACTGCTTAACAGATTCTTGAACGAGACTGAGTCTTCACTAGAGGTGTCAGTTGGTGACGGTACAAACACACTAACATTCTTATTCCCACGTATCAAAGTTAACTCTGCTGATGTGGGTGTAGACGGACCAACTTCACGTATTGTGAATATGTCTTTTGTCGCTCTTCGTGACACTTCAGACTTATCGTCCTCTACAACAGACACAAACACAATCCTGAAGATTAAGAAATCAGGTGCGTAAGTAATCCCTAGCTAGGGCGAGGGAAGTGGTTGTCGGGTGCTGCTTCCCTCATTTAAATAACCCGACTGTTAACTCGAAAGGAACCCGAAATGGATTTAATGAACATTGGTAAGATGAAAGAGACCTCTGAGGTTATCTTGTATAACCCAGTTAACTCAGAAATACTTATGAATGAAGATGGAAGCGAAATGTCCATAACAGTATATGGACCGTATTCCTCTAAGTATAAGTCAATCTCCCACAAT